TCTTTAACTTCTGCGTTATACCGCTGACCTTCAGCGTGTTGTTCCCAGCGATCTTTTTTAATGCCAGTGCCAAAGTTCATACACCGAAAGTTACAACCAAAGGTACGCAGGAATACACTTGGTACTCCTACGTACTTGCCTTCGCCTTGAACTGAATAAAATGCTTCAGAATATCTTAGTTTCATTGATATGATTCCCATTCTTCTTTGAACTTAGTATAGCTTCGATCCAACAGAGGAAACTCTAGCAGGATAGTATCAAGTTCAGCTAACTGCTCCGCAGTAATACTTTCAATTTCTATTACACCGTAGTTTCGAATAATATACGAATGTAGTGCTTCGTACATTTCTTCATAAAAGAAGCTTTCCATAACTGCTAGATGTTTTTTCGAAGCAGTTATCATAGTTCTTCAAGGATCCCTAAAATCTCAGCAGCGATAAGCAGTGCGCCGCCTGCTACAATAGGCATAACTCCTACTGGAGTAAACAGCACACTTACAAACGCAGCACCTGCTCCAATGCGTACAGCACTCTTTACGAGGCTGATATAAAAATGTTTCTTGCTTACGTCAACTGGTTCAGCCATTATTTTTCCTTTTCAATAAAGATCGGCGACGAGCTTACAGAATCGTGATAGTCGCCGTTGAGGTGATATTCTCTAGTCGCAGTTTCTCGTACTAGTGATTGGTTATCTTTACGATAAATGATTAGTTCTTTACGCACAACGCCTTCTTTATCGCCGTCGTAGATAGATTGGAATGGACCGAGTTCAACAGGTCTAGATGCTGCCATTAGCTTGCGTATCCTTGTTGTAGTTTAATATTGTCCATAAACTCTTTCTTAGTGCTGTGATCGTCATAAAACGCACCTTTAAGCACAGTAGTTTGGGTTAGTGAACTATGGGCGCCAATGCCACGATTCTCGCAACAGCCGTGCGTAGCTTGAATGTATACACCGACATTTTCAGAGCCAGTAGCGTTCATAATTTCTTTAGCAATGTCCATTGCTAGCTCTTCTTGTAGTGTGCCACGGCGTGCGCACCATTGTGCTAGTCGTGTGTACTTACTAAGTCCAATAAGTGTGTCAGCAGCAATAATGCCAATATATGCTACACCGCTCACTGGCTGGTGATGATGCGAACACATGCTTTTCAGCTCGCTACGTACTACTAACATACCTTTGTAAGGATCGTTAGTTACGTTAGGAAACGCAGTAGCATTAGGTCGAGCATCATAACGCCCGCTCATAATTTCTTTGTAATACATTTTCGCAAGACGCCGAGCAGTATCTTGCGAGTTAGGGTCATTGTTACGATCAATAATAAGTGCGTCTAGCACACCTTCGAACTTTTCAGTAAGATCGTCAATTAGCTGTTCTTTTTCGCCTTCGTTGATAAACTTAGTAATATTATCGTTTGCGTGAAAGCCAGCGTCAGCGTCTTTAATGCGCTGGATAATTTCTTCGTATTTTTTCATTTATATCTCCGAGTTTATGACGTGGATGTCATATTATATTATGCTATATATTTAGGTTTTTGTCAACTAAAAGTTAAAAAAAGTTTTAACTTTCTCTAAGTCTACTTTGTCGTCAGTCTGTCGCGGAATAAGATACACAAGATTAGTATCGTCAATTCCTACATTTTGTAAAATATGGAACGACTGACAATATCCTTTATCAACCCAATCATATCCCCACTTGTACGCAGCTTCAAAACAGTCACGCAGGTCTTGCCACTTGGCGTTCTTTGGGACAAATACAATTTGTCCCTCGGTCATTGCGTTAGTCACAGAATACGCATCGTACTTTCGAGTACGAACAATAATATCTGAATCTTTAAACATTACGATCTCCTTCATTTTGTTTAGTATATAATACTTTAAGCTTCATCTCTTTCCCAGGGATACACAATCCAAATTGGTTCGCGATCTTTGTTAATTTCACTAGCAACATAAGTTACGCTAGAAAACTTGCTAGGCATATTATCGTGAATTACAGCAACTCGCACACTACTACCCCATACATCTTCCCAACGTTCGTCTCCGGGGTAACAACTATTGCGCCAGTCTTCTTGAATCCAAAGAAGGGTATTACCGGTATCGTTAATGTCGTCAACAACGAGAATCTTTTTGCCGTCGTACGCATCTTGGGCCATCCATGTGTTGGATTCTTGTTCTTCGCCGTCACGTAGCGCTACTTTAAGAGTCTCGCACGGAACATCTAACTCGTGTGATAGTAGAACTGCGGGAATAAGGCCGCCTCGTGTAAGCCCTACAATGTAGTCGGGCTTCCAATTGCTTTTGCGGACTTGACTAGCAATTTTCATTGTCATGCTTGTGATAGCATCCCAGTTAAAATGTTTTTTATTCATCTTTGTTATTCCAATCATCAATAACTAAATTGTAAGTAGTACGAAATATCTCGTATGCTTTCGCAAACGCAGGATATTCTGCAGCTAGGGCGTTGACTTCGTTTACACTAGGCATGCATTCTTCCCACAACTGTCTGTCATTTAAATATATGTCGTCGTAAGACATACTACTACTAGCAGACGTGAGCCACGAACCGTTAGTGTAAGTTGATGCGGTTATAGATGACATACTACTAGCAGAAGTTAATGATTCAGTAAAGTTTTTAATAGTAGTCATGTCGATAGTTACGTCGCCATTCGCAATAGGCAGTGATATAGATCCTGCTTCAACGTTGTTTAATTTGGTCATAAAGTTTATCTCCTGTAAAGAACGATTCTAGTTTTGCTTTTTGTTTTTCTAGCAAGGGCAAAAATGTATCATAATTTTCCATGTACTGCTTTACTGTAGCTACAACATGTTCTTTAAAATGGATATAAGCATCATAGTCTTCAGTCCAATCACTTGGGTATAGGAAGTTTTCCTCTGCCATTTCTGCATAGCTTAGTCTATCTGGTACCATAGGCAGTGCGTCGACTAACGCACCTTCGTACCAACTAATGCCTAGTGTTTCTTGTAGATTAGCACTAAACACTACTTTTGATTCTGCTAGTAGGGTGTGGTATTCGTGCTTAGTAAGATTCTGTTCTTGTGCTACAACAAACTGGTATTGCGGTAGCTCTTTAGCTAAGTCTTTAAAAATATCCACTTGTTTCTCAGGCGCAATGCGATGTGGGAAAAGAACAATATCTTTCTTAGGCATATGCTTATAAGGAGCAAGTGCTGTTTCAAGATACTCCATCGGCCAGCCAACTTGTACAACTGATGAGTTAGCGTCACGAAGTTCGCGACCGTTCCAATCAAAAAACTCTTCAGCAAACAAGTCAATGTGAAAATTAGTTGCGTAAAAGTTATGATCATAGCAGCTAAACATACTGTGTTCTGCTGAACGTACCCAAGGCGCATCGCCAATTAAGCGACCTAAGAAGTCTTGTGGATCATAGCTGCCGGCGTGCCACATACCGCCGATTTTAATATCAACGCCTAGCAAACTAGCCATATATTTTAACTGAATTACAGTAGGGTTCCAAGCATCAGTATAAAGAAAGTAATCACCGTTCTTTACTGTACCGTTACAAAACATTTCACCAATCTGTGCTAACTGGTTACTCTTGTACACGTTAGTACCGCCAAAATTAAGAAAAGCCCCAGGCGTAGTAGCCTGAGGCGTTTCCCCACCTGAAATAACAACTACTTGGTCGTTAGTCGCAGCACGAAGCTGTTCAGGTAAATGCGTTTTCCATTGCTTGGTATAGCGTGTATCAACAGCTTCTATATCAACAATGTATACGGTCATCCTCGATTCCTATTTGCGTTGCGTGCTTTAGCCCGAAGCCAACCTTGATGCTTTTGATAAGCTTGCCAAACTGGGGCGTCTTGCTTGTATAGGTCTTTTTCGTTAAAGACTTTGCCTTCAAAGCGACAGTAGTCACGGAACTTGTCAAGATCGTCAAAGACTTTGCGGATAGTAGGATTCTCAATGCCCATTTAGATGTTCTCCAATTTAGCTGGGTAATAAATGCGACAACCGTTTTCGTTGTCTTCGCTTACGTTAATAGTGATTGACCGACCGGTATACCGTTCGGAGATTTGGTCGTAAAGGTCATCTGAAATCATTTCACATGACTTAAAATCAAGTTCGAGCGTGCCTTTGTTGTAAAGATTTTCAAGCCATCGCTGGAACTGAATAAATTCAATATCTCGATCGTTGTGGAATACTTCGATTTGAATCTTGAAGTGAAAGATATGACGGTGCGGGTATCCGAGGAAACTAACGTCATATTCGTCGCCAGTAGCTAGAAGAGGATCTTCTAACGCTGCTGGATATTTATGAATACCTTCTTTTTGAAAGGTAACCCAAATGTAACGCTTAGCAAGCATTTTACTCATAGTATTTCTCTTTGTTATTTACTATATTATTAATATACTACTACTTGAGCACTTTGTCAAGCTTATATTTTGACCAATCGGTATGATAATGATGACTAGTAAGATCGTGCAGGGTATGGCACCAAACACCAGCATTAGTAGCTTTAAAATCTTTGTCGTCGATCTTAATCATAGTATTGTAAGGCCATTGCTTAACATGCGGCACAACTACTCTAAACTGCGGAATAAAGGTATGATACTCTACTAGACTAGTTTCTAGTACTCCGTCTGCTGTAGTAAGCGGTAAGTCTAAACTACACATAATATCTTTGTCTAAGAAATGTTTAATCATCTTTTCCCAAGAGTTCCACTGATGGGCTTCGGGATTAAATGAATGATTAGCTCCAAAGAAAATGTGTTCGCACTGTTCTTGCTCAAAGAATCGCTCAATGAAGTCGATGCTCTGGACACCGACTACAAAGAGCGTTTTCATATCATAAGCAGGCGTCTTTTCAACTTCGTAACCTGTAAAGAACGTTACATCGTTTTGTTCGCCGGTCTCATAATCTCTGTTCATTTTAAGTTTTTCCACATACTTGATGCCATTTGAAATAATGCGTTTACTTGCTGGCTAGCTGGATTTCTAGCAAATGCTACCCAACAAATTACTTTTTGATCTTTGTAGTGTTCTTCTACAAACTCTCGAAAGCTTGTGCCTGTAGTGTATACGTCGTCTACAATAAGTACAGGATCGTTTGGGTTACCGGTGGCATATTTTTCCATAGCATACTGTAGTGCTAGGCCACCTCGAGGAATACCTACTACTTTAGAGAATGGTCGATTTTCAATTTCAGAAATCATTAAGCCTAAGCATTCCCAGTCGTCTTTAGTAAGTCCATCGCATTCAATCTTCCATTTAAGGTTAAGACCTGCGTGCGACACAAAGTCTTCTTTTACAAATATAGTCATTATTCTACTCCTATTGAAAAAACTTGTTAAAGTTAGCACTAGCATTAATAGTCTTTTTACCAACAGCGCCTCTAGTGCCAATAATACCCATTAAGTATTTTCGATGTTTTTCAACTTCTTCAAGCGCTCGGTCACGATCGTTAATACTAAAGATCTTTTCTACAACATCTTTAAAGTATACACGATCAAACGTTTCTTGTATTAGCATATTTGGCATAACGCCGTTGCTATACTGTCTGTTAGCTTCTTGTACAGCGTTAATGTGACTCCATACATTGTGACCCATTTGAATAGCGTAAGCGAAGCTATCCCAGCTGGTCTTTCCTTCTTTACCGATTTTATTTAAGTCGCCGGGTGCATATATGCATACATCTTTAACTTCAAGACCTTTACTAATCGGTGAGTCTGAGAACGAATTAAACACACCATCTTGTAGTACAGCGTCACGGAACCCACGAGTATCACTAGCATACTTTTTGTCGTCTACGCTAGGTACCATTCTGTATACCCACTTAGAACGATCGTCGGTTTCAGTTTGTGTGTAAATTTGTCCGTTAGCGGTAGCAAGGAACGGTGATGCACAGTCAAAGGTAATTGTAAAGTTTTCGTTGTGATACTTTCGAACAGCTCTCTGTACGTCAGTAAGCAGTACAGCCCACTCTAGTTTACTAGTACCCAAGAAGTGCATTATATCATGAATACCTTTTTCAAGCAACCCGTCAAATCGTAGTGTAACAAGGCGCTTGATAGCAAGCTCGATGTCACACATGTTTTGACCACCCATTGCCCAACCATTAAAGTGTGTATCAGGATAAATGGAAGGATCGCAGTAGTCCTTCATTTGCTCGTACCAATCGTCTGCTTGTTCGAAGTTTTCTCCCTGTAGTACGTTCAAAAACTTACAAGCGCCAGTGCGATGTTTTTGCCAGTAATCATTGTTAATCCGTGTGGCATCTACTGCCTCTTGATACGTACTAACCCCAGTAGCCCGCTGTCCTGCTTCAGATCGAGATACCCAAGCCGGAATATCAAGAATCATTCCATAGTCCATGTAAGCATCCATCCAACGTAATACACCATCACGTTTTTTGTGCGCTTTAGGGCAGTTAGGGTCTTTCCAATCACCTTCCCAGACACCTTTACCGATCTGGAAACCACCTGAGTCGCCAAGTACCCAGGTGTTTTCTCTGTCACGGTTTCGAACCATGTCTTCTTTAGGAGAGTGCTTAGTTACATCAAGATCTGCGTGTCCTGCTGAATACAACGTCCACTTATACTGAAACTGTCCTTCGTCTTTATTAAGATAATTAAGACTTTCCATACCGTTGTTAAAGTTTGACGGTATTCGATCAGCTTCGACGTATTGATCAAAGCGTTGCTTGCCTACAAATGTAGCATAGAATCCACTAAGTGCGGGCAGAAATATAGCATAATCGTTTTGTGCTTCAGTTAAGTTTGTATTCATTATTTAGACTGCGCTGGTAAGATGTAATCGTAAGTGGTAAGACCGCTATCAACAGTAATTTTCATAGCGCCTTGATCGGAAATGCTCATAGTAACATCGCCACTAAGGTTAAGAATGCTCTGTACTTGGTTAACAGGATAGAACCAAGCGTGACTGAGCGTGCCGGATACACCTGCTTCGAACACAAATTCACCTGCGTGTGAGCTTTGATCACCGAACGAGAACATTAAGTTACCGTTATCAGTAGACACTTTAAAAATAGGTTCTTCAGAGTGCGCAGCACTCATAAGCTTTAGGCGGCTAATGCTTGCTAAGCTAGGCTCAAACACAACATTCCAAGTTGCGCCAGTAAACGTAGCAGTCTTGAGTTTCTCTTCGATAATTGCTTTGTTCATAAAGCGATAGTCGTTTTGAAAATCACCTGCTGAATTCTCAAAGTGAATGTGCGTAGGAATAGTCTCGCCGTTGCGATTGTCTTGAATCACGTCAATTTTAGCATTTTCTCTATACTCTGGATTCTTTAAGTGTAGAGAAAGTTTGTCTAAGTTTGGCATACCAAACGTGTCAGTAAACTCAGCAACAGGATTGTGAGTAGTAGCAGTAAGAACAACACTGCGATCTTCTGCCATCGAATCGATTTTCGTACCGTTATCACTGCCTACTTTCACAATAGAAAGGAAGCCAAGAGCGTGAGTGTGCGCTACAATATCTTGTAGAATGTCTTTCATTTTATATCTCCAATATATAACATTATAATAGTATAAATCTGATTAGTTGTCAACAACTATTTAGGTTTTTGGTTAGGATTTATGATATTTCCAATCCATGAACTATTCTTTCCTTCGTTAGTTACACGCTCTCTTAAGCCTGATGATGAAAAACGATGGTCACGCTTGTTATAGTATAGTTCAATACCACGCTTGGCGCATATAGCTCGTCCGGTGAATGTTTGATCTTTGTATTCTTCGCCAAGAATACGAATATTAATGTCAAACATATTTAGAATATCTTCTAAATCTTGTTCATCTTGGTACGTAATAATCTCGTCAACGTACTTAATAGCAGATAGTTGAACATAGCGTTCGACTAAAGTTTGTATTGGCTTATTTTTATCAGATCGATCAATGCTAGGATCTGTTTGTAAGCCAACAATCAAGTAATCGCACTGTGACTTAGCTTCACGCAGCATCATTATGTGCCCTGCGTGCAAGAGGTCGAACGTAGATGCAGTAAATCCTACTTTCACTCTAGTCTCCAAAATTAAACAAATTATTAAACGTATTAGTTTGCTTTGTATCTTGTAATGGATAGTTAAGCACACCAATAAGGTTATCAATCTTATTATCAATAATAGTTTCTGCCATTGCTTTTTCATCAAACGGCAGGGAAGTAAACCATTCGGGCAAACGAAGCTCGTCAGTTGGGTAACCAATACTTGTGTAGCCTAGTGGATTGGGCTTTAGCTTACACACAATAGTCTTCATACCGTCGACAATATCTTGTGAATACTTGTCGCCGTGTACTCGCTTCAGTGTGTTCCAGTTTAGAGCTGCTCTAACGTGACCGGGCATGTTTGCTTTACCTTGCTTTTCTTCAAGTAATCTAAACTTATTTAGGTTATTCACACGCTTAGGTGTACCTTTTTCCCATGCCGGGCGTGACTCAAAGTCTTTTCTAAACGCAATAATAGAATCGATGATTTCTTGTTGTTCAGCACCTTCAAGTACTCGAGTCAAAATCTTCAGCAAGAACTCCTGCATATACGGCGGAGTATCAGCTCGACGAAGATCCAAGCCCATAGCTTTTACTTTACCAGTTTTACCGTCAACGTCTTTTCTATTGCCTTCGTCGTCGATTACCAATGCTGCGTAACGCTTCTTAGTAATGTATAATCCGCTTTCTGCTACAATCTCTCGACCAGCAGCAATAACGCCACTACGTGATCCAGGGCAATGGAACGCATTTAACATAAAGTCGCCAAACGTTGAGTTAACTTGTTCGGCAATCTGATTATACAGTGTAATTACGTTATCCTTACTCCAGGGGATTGTGCCTGCTTGGATTTCTTTTTCAAGTACTGGATAAGCAGAGAAGTAAACCGAGTCAGTATCACCGTAAATTACAGTTTCGCCGACATGGTCATATTCGCCTGTAGTTACTTTATTCACTTCGGCACTCATATGCTTAACAATCTGACGACCTGTAAGTGTGGTTGATTGTCCGATACGCTTATCAAAGAATCTACAACCTGGGTTAAGAATAGCACCGTACAGTGAGTTAAGGTTAATCTTCTTAACCAGCTGTCGCTTATCCCAATATTCAATAGCGTCTTTGTCGCCTGCTTTAATAGCTTCTTTAAGTTTAGCTTGAAGCTCTTTACGCTCAGCATACCAACGTTTAAGAATACCAGGAATAACAGCTTCGAACTCGTGTGTAAAGATTGTACCGTTGGCACTAAGCATCCAGGGCATATTACTATCAAAAACCAGCTTGTGTACTTCTGCTGCGCTTAGCACATCGCAAGAACCATCTTCCCAGTCTACAGTAACCATAAAGTCCTTGCGCTGTTCCATTACAGCTTCGTACTCTAATGAAGCAAAGTGACCTTCCCAAGCAGCAGCAAAGCTTTTCTTCTTTAGCGTAGTAGCTTCGTGGATCATAGCATCTGTTTGCTCGGGACGAAGCTGACCAACAATACTTTCAGGCGCCATATTAAGTGATCTAATCACACTTGGATACAGCGAGTTCAAATCCATAGAACCGACCCATTTATGTAAGCCCTTCTTTGGGTACGCAACATACGCACCAGCAGCGCCGGTAGTTTCGTGTTCTTTTCTGTTTGGTACCTGCATACCACGACGGTGTGCTTCGTTAACAATAGCTTGCTCTGTTACTGCTACTGCGCCCATAGTAGTTTGTAGTAGCACAGTATTAGCGTGAGCAAGTTCGTTAGCAAGATCAATAAAACGCAGTTTCTTATCAAGTTTATCTAACAACGCAACGTCTTGACGGTTATATTCAATAAACTTTTCAAAGTCTTCGTTGTATAGTTGATCAAGTGTGCCTTCGTATACTGTTTTGTTTTCGCCTACTTCGTATTCGCCAATAGCATCTAGTTTGTAAGAATGGCGTTCTTCATACGTGTACTTACGATACAAGTTTAGATAGTCCATATGTACACGACCGATAGTGTCATACGTTTCACTTAGTTTACCAAACTTTTCGTATTCACGACGCTTTGGCTTTTGATCCCAAAGACAGAAACGACGTGTATCGTCTGCACTAAGAACACGTTTAATACGATTAACAGTATACGGAACATCGTAACCTTCTGAGTTCCATCCACTGTGTACGTCGGCGTCTTCGATTAGATCCAAGAACATTTCAAGCATGGCACGCTCGCCATTACCTGCTTTATCGTTGTCAAACAGGATAACACTGCCGTCTGGCCAACGCTTGTTACACATTTCTTGTGCTTGTTCAAGCGAAAGACCTTTCGGAGGAACAGCAACAGTTACAAGTGCTTCTGCCCATTGTAGATACACAGTAATAGCAGTGATTGGCATAAACGGATCATCAACTGGAGCAAATCCTCTTTCCGGGTCAAAGTCCGTCTCGATATCCCAAAACGCTACGTTTAGTTTAGGCGAATCTTTACCAAGGTACTGTTCGCTCAAACATTGGAAGATTGGGTTAGTGTCACTTTCGAAAAGTTTTCGATGACGGTTAATTGAGATTTCTTTCTTGAACTCTTTAGTGTTCTTACACACTACTCGAGTCAAAGGTTCTCCGTAAGTACTCTTGTACTTACCTTTCGGGTCAGCATAGTAAAATGTGTATTTGGCTTGAACATCTTTAAACACTCGATTGCCGTTTACACGTTCTACAATGCGAATAGTATCAGCTTCGCGATCGAAGAATGCATCAACATACGACATATATTACTTGTCTACTCCTACAGTAGTTACAATAGTTTCAAGATCTTCAAACTCGTCCTGATGCTTATCCCAGTCACGTTTGAATGCTACACGAATAGCTTTATTAATTAGTGCAGGCTTAACATCAAGTTCTTCTGCAATTGCTTTTACTGTGTCTTTAAGCCCTGCTTGAAGGTCTTCTACTTCTTGGAGAACTGTCACGCCTTCTTGTACAATACGTTCAAGCTTGCCTTTTTCGTCAGTTCCGTAGACTCTATCACTCATAAGTATTCTCCTAAATATATATAAATTATAGTTTATAATGACACAGTAGTCAAGTGTTATTTTACAAAAGCACCGATTCTACCGTGTACATCTGGGTATTGTATATAGCTATATCCCTCAGGCGGTGTAGTATTTTCGCCCTCCCAGACTGGGATGAATTCTTCAGTAGCATAATCAAAGTCTTCGTTTCGACGAAAGTGCACTTCGATTAATTTGCCATCTATATACTCGCAGTTAAGGTACTGTTCGTTAAACTGTGTTAGTATGCTAGGTAATGGAAATTCATCATCAACACGATGCCATTTTGTCCATTGAGTAAACGTATTATCGGGTTTAGTGCCTTCAACAGCTAACACTTGTACACCGTCTTTGTAGTCTACACTTACATGTCTGCCTTCGAACCATTCGCACCAAAAAAACCCAACTGGAAGCTGTGTTGTATCTTGTTTTAAATATTTTTTCGAAGCGCCTAATCCTAACCCAAGTGCGTTTACACAAGGACGCACAATGTAGTATCCCGGAGTCGGAACGTCTATACCAGTCGGCCCGCATACATAACCTAATTTTCGTGAAAGTATTAGTTTGTCAAAAACCCATAAGTGGTCTGGACTAGTACGCTGCCAAACAAAGTCTTCTTCGGTATCGTCTAGTATAGGGTTTTTCATTAATCCTTGCGTAAGGCTCTAATCATATCGTGTAGTCTACCGCGATATTTTGGGCTTACTAGTAGCGTACTAAACAGCTCTACATACGGCTTTAGGGCTAGTTGCTGTTCGTCGCTTAGCTCGTCGCCTTGCGAAGCAAGCGCTAACGCTTGAGCAGCTTGTATATGACTAGGAGTCTCGTCTCCGAGGTTAGTTTGTCTTAATGCACTTACGTAATCACGAGTACTGTACGCCTCGGCAACAATCTTATTTTTCATAAGATCGTCGTGATTCTTTTCAGCATAGTCTTTTGCTTTCTTAGCAGAATAAAACACTTTTACAATATCTCCAGCTTCGTTGTACACAGCCCAGAAGTTTTTACCGTTGTCGTCTTTATCTTTAACAACGTGATTATTAGTGTCGTGCCCATACTTTTTGTCAAAAACTTCTCTTAAATGCATTACTGTTAGCCGTCTACTTTATGGCAACTATTGCCTTTACCTCTACGATAGCCTTTCCAGCATACTTTTCCGTGGCTACCTTTTTTCTTTTCTTCTGGCAATGTTTTCCAACTTGGATTACGGCAATCTTTGCATACGCCTTCTACTGCTTCTGTTTTGTTTTTTTTAGCGTACTTACCCGCTTCGTTAACTTTGTATGTTTTACCGTCAACTTCGAATTCGTCTTTGCCGTTTTTCTTAGCATCAGCTAATGCGCCTGAAAATTCATTGCCTTCGTCGACATCATCTTCGTCGACTATATCTTCGGCCATATTGCTTTGGTCGCCAAATGCTAGGTCATCGTGTGCCTCGGCATACGCATGCATCATAACAATTAAGCTTTTATATGTGCTGCTGTTAGCATCAAGTAAGCGAGCAGCTTGATCTGGCTCACCTCTGTCCAATAACTGTGCTACGTTATTAATACGGTCTTTGATACGCTGTTCTAGTTGATCCATGCGGTATACACCCATGCCTTTTACTAGTACTTCTGACTGTGTAGCGTCTTCGTCGTGATGTGTAATTTCACCGTACTGGCCTTCGGCAATAACCTTACGCTCAAAGTCTGCTTTTAGTACAGCTAGATCTTTGTGGTGCATTTCTGCTAGTTCAAATGCTTTTGGACTCATATTAGCACGACCAATCTTACCTTCTTGGAACAGAATAGCTTTATTGAGTTGACTTAGCATAGTTTCGTTAGTAGACTTTTTCTTCTTGTCTTTAATAGCTTTCTTCATAGGTTCTTTTTTGTCACCGTCGCCGTCCACATCTAGAAAGTCTGGCTTTGCGCCCTCTTCTACATTGTTTTTGGCTTTTTGTGCTTCGACAGTACCAATTACTAGTACACTGCCGATGATACCCGCCATTATAGTACGTAGCACATCTTCTTCAGCTATTTGATTTCTGATCTTTCCGAGATCGTTAACCATTTTATTAGTATCTTTAATTAGTAGTTCTAAACTACGAGTGCTTTGACCGCTTGTATTAGCACTAGCACGCCCGCGGTCTACTGCTCTGTCAATTAGTTCTTCTACACCTTCGAAACTAATACCTGCTTTACTAAGTATTCTTTTAACTTTTCTTGGATTGTTAGCCATTTCGCTTTGAAGCGCAGCAGCACTCTTGTATGCCCTAGCAGCTTTGCCACTAAACTGTGCGGTCTTGATGCCTTGGTCAGCAGCTTTAGCAACTTCTTTGCCTTTTTCATAAACTTAGATAGTTTTCCAAAACCGGCTTCCACGGCCTTGGCTATCCTAAGTGGATTTTCTTCTAGCTGCTCGGACTCGTTTACGTTTACTTCGTAATCCATGCTGTGATATACAGAACCTAAGTAGTCAGCAGCTTTGGTAATCTTGCTTTGCTGCCAGCCTTCTAAGCCTTCTGCTTCACTTACGCTTTTAAGCATGTCGTGCAGTTCAACAGCATACTTTGCTATCTTAAAAAGATCACTACGTGCCATTTGTACTTCGTGATCCATTTCAGCTTTCATTGCCATGCTAGACAAATGCGATTCGTTAGTGTTTTTACGAGTCATTGGTAATTCCTTAGTTGTTACTGTATTTATCTCTTGATAGGTTTGCCGCCCATGATATTGTTTGGCATATCTAGAGCGTTTTTAACAGTGCCGTTGGGCTTAGTGGCTTGTGGTGCCACTGGTGCTCCATTTTTTCTCTTTTTGGGTTTAGCATGAGCTGCTACTGGACTTGCTACAGTTGCTATTGCACCTGCGCTTGTGCCGCCTACTGTAGCAGTTTCGGTTATTTCTTTTATTTTCATTTTATTCTCCGATTGCTTCAGTAACATAACGAATAGTGTCGCCGACTGTTATAATACCTTCGGCATTATCGTCATCTATACTAATGTTAAATTCTTCTTCAAGGGCTATTACAAGTTCAACAGTACTTAAACTATCAGCACCTAAGTCATCTACAAAGCTGGCAGCTTCTGTTAAGTTGTCTACGTCTTGATTTAACGCCTCTGCTATTACTTCTTTAATTTTAGCTATAGTATCGCTCATTTGTTTTTCCTTTTTTTGCCTTGTTTCATGTTTAGGCACCACTGATACATTCTACCACGCTCGCCTGAGTATTTTTTTGCTCTTTTGCGTAGATCAGTTACTGAGCCTTTACAGCTAGCGCCGCTTTTCTTTACCCGTCCTGGTTTGCTTTTGCCTTTTTTCTTACCATCAGCAAAGTTTTCTTGTAACTCTGAATGATCTTGTAAATCTGGATTATCTTCTAAGTTGTCCCAGTGACTATCATCACGTGGTACTGGATCAGGATTAGTTAGTTTGAAAAATTCTGTATCTCGGTTTGCTGTGGTGCTTTGTTCTAACTTCCAACCTAGTTGATCAGCAAGTTTTTTAGCAATTCTAGCATATAGTCTTGCTCTGCCGTCATTGGCATGTTCGCCTTTGTTAGCACCAAAGTCAAAACTCTCTACGTGTTGAATACCTACTACACTAATCCACTGTTTTATCATTGCAACTACAGTAGCAAACACTCTAAACTCATCGCCTGCTTCTGTTTTGCCCATGCTCTTACCAACTGCAAAGTCAATACCAAAGTCATCATAGTCTACTGCTTCAAAGTCCATTCTTAATACACCGTTTGGTGTTTCCGCCGTCGCTGCAAAATTGTGCGATGAATCTGGACCTTGTAGATGAAACGGATACGGATTGTCTAATGCTTCGGTAAGTTTTTTATCACCGCATTTACATACAGCTTCGCCTGTTACAGGACAAGGACCTTTTGTCTCATTGGTCATAACAGCTTTAGCTACATTTATTGCTTGCTCCCCGTCGGGGTGATGCGGATTTACACTAACAGTTTCACCAGCAAACAGTGCTCCTAGGTCAACAGCTTTACCTAAACCGTCTAATACTTGATGTAACCGATCATGCTGATTATAGTTACCAGACTCGTATCCTTTTTCACCACGTAATTCTACTCTGTGTTTGTCTTTGTTATCTACCATGTGTAGTACATAGATGTCATTACGCTTGTCACGCTCTAGTTTTACAAGTACTGACTCTGCTAGGCCTAGATTAAATAGTGTATTAGGGTTTGAATTCTTAGCAGCACTCTTGCTCAGTGGCTTAGGCTTGCCGTCTTTGTTCATAGGGAACAGTTTAGCAGTCTCTTTCTTATCCTGCCCAGGGCCGACATCTTGTGTTATCGCCATTGAATAGCGAGGATCGTTTGCTTCTTTCTTATTCTTAGGTATATACCCTACAGCTTCGGCAATTTCTTTAAATCTCATTCGGGGTACTCCTGACCTTTCCAGTACGGACGACTAAACCATAGCTTAAACCATTCGTCGGTGCCTGGTTGTACGTTATTCTCACGTTCTATTTGACGTTTTTCTGTACCTGTAACAGATATGTTAGAGCCTTCATACGCTGAGTAGCCTTTGAATTCGTTTATACCTGCTAGTCTGCGGATATCGTCGATCTCATCGGTCATTTTCTGTCGAATCCTTAACTGCTTGTAAAAAGCCAACTACACGCAAGGTTCCGACAATAATCATAATACTTGCTAGTACAGTAAGTGTAGTATTTACTAATTGTTCTAACTTACTGCGCTTCTTTAACGCCTTAGATTGACTAAGAAGTTCTGAAAATAACTGCGATAAGTCAGCGTCTGGATGCTTAGCCATAGCTTCTGCTAGATTATTAGCAAGTGTCTGAGTAGCACGCTCGTTTGGTTTATTAGCTACTACAGATTTCCTAACTTCGGTGATATTTTTTACTAGTGATCGAACAGTTTCTCTATCTGGCTTTGCTACATCGTTAATATTAATTGAGTTTGGGACAACATTGTCAACTTTAGTAGCCTGCTTTATTAGTGCCGCCGCAAACTGTTCTGGGTCGTTAATCTGAGCAATGCTTTTTACTACTTTTAGTTGTGACTGGTAATAATCATTAAACAAGTCTAACTGTTTAGCAGAACTGTTAGTAGTACTAGCAGCTTTAGCGGCCTTTTTCAACAATTTTAATGGATTTTCAGAAACTATTTGATTAATATTCATTATGCGACATTAGCTCCTAGTAACTGCCCGAGTTTTTCGAACATTACTTGTGCTTGCGGTTGTGCTGATTGTGTAACACCAGATTTGAATGTTTCGAAGTCATTGTCTAGTACAGCTTGTCGCATTTTACTAGCACTCATACCCGAAGCATCGTCTGCGTCTGGGTTACGAGTAAGTCTATGCTGCTTAATGCTGTTAAATTTGTAATAATGTACTTTGGTTTCTACATTATTGTAACGTTCAACAATAGGGAAAAGTTTGTCTTCGCCTTCTACAAAGATAATATCAGTGTAGCCCATTTTATACAATCTATCAACAGCTAGGAGTGCTGTTTTAGCAAGACCTACAGCAATACCGTTAAAACTTAGTCTAGCCCATTGTAATTTTTCGTCAGGACTTAGCGGGTCTGTTGGTAGCTTAGCAGCACGATCACTTAAGAATAAGAAACTGTCGCCTGGCTGCTGTTTAATAGCTTCGACCATTAGTTCGTGACCAGCAGTAGCAGGATTTAATCTGCCAAATGCCAGTACTGCCTGTTTACGCTTTTGTCCGCCTAAGCCGAATACTTCGTTAACACTTTCTTGCGTAACGTTAGCACTACCAGTCATAGCAGGCGACACACTTAGCCCAGCAAGTGATGATGCTACTTTACCTGCGTTCTCGTATTTTTTGAAAAGACTCTTTATTAGATTCCATAGTGATGTTACTGGCTTTTTCGCAGCTAAGCCTATAATTTTAGCAACAGGAACACCTAGTACGAATGCTGCTTCCCATATAGTGTGGTCGCCTATCTTAGTAGCAAGATCGCCTACTGTAGCCTCTGGATCACGAGACCATTCAATAATATCCTTGCCTATAAAACCCCCAAGCAATACTAACGAATGAATATACTGACGAGCTACACTTTGGCTTGCGCCAGTTACTTGTGCGGCAATGCTTTTAACACGTTCAACATCACGCATCGCAAACTTACCTTCTTGGGTTAGCTTTGCTATTTTTTCTTTAAACTTATTGGTACGTATTTTATCCATTCTTCGTATTGCTTTTGGTCTAAAGAACATTGGATATTTTCTAGCATACGCTTTTGCTTTAGCAAGGTTAGCAGGATTTTTAACTACAGCTAAAGCGGCTTGAGTAGCAGATTGCTTTAGTCCTTGCTTGATGCCATGTTTTAGAATATTGCCGCCGACTTTTTTAGCACCTAGGCCGGCAATGCCGCCACCGCCGAGTGTTAAGCCTAAATTAATCGGATTAAGTATGTCGCCTATTAGTGGTAGTTGGCCGCCTGGCACTAAGCCCTTTTCGCCAATACCTGCTGGATGACCTTGCTTTGCTAATTCTTGATATTTCTTTGCTTCTTCCTCACTAAGCCCTAGCAATTGAAAATACTCAATTGCTTCATTAGCGTCAAGTATATCTTGATAATGGTACTGACCGATAGCGTGAACACTATTCCATTCTATATCGCGATTTTCATTTAGCAGC